TCATCGGACGTAGCAAGCCACCGAAGAAGTAAATGGAGCTGAAGGAATTTCAGAAGGTACTCGACCGCTTCGCCGACGACGTAAACAACGCGGCCAAGCGCGAGCTGGGCTCCCGTAGGATAGGCAAGAACCGCTCCTACGGCGTAGCCTCGCGTTCCCTTCAGAAATCCTTGACGTACTCCATCTCCAAGGGGCAAGTACTCTTCAGCTCTCCCAACCCGTCCGCCCCTTTTATCCATTGGGGCGTGAACGGCACCAGAAAGAAGCGCGGGGCACCGTTCTCCTATACGACCAAACAGCCACCCGTGGAGGCCGTGCTGAAGTGGATGAAGGTGAAGCCCGTGAGGCTACGAAGCGAAAGCGGGCAGTTCATCAAACAGACCCCCAGCCGTCTACGCTCTGCTGCCTTCCTCATCGCCCGCTCCATCAAAGAGAAAGGGATCGAGGGGCTCCGCTACTACGTCGTAGCTCTGGAGACCATCGTACCGAAGTACAACGAGGAGTTCGGCGAGGCCGTGGTCTCCGACATCCTCAAGAGCCTGACCTTCGACACAGGGAACATCAAAATCAAAACCAAGTAACATGGCCTCCTCCTTTAGCCATACGCCTACCACCACCAACGACGCGACGAAGTTTGCAGGTCAGCCTCTCATCTTTAGTTGCACGGACACTACCACCCCCGATAGGTTTATCATTCAGGTGTACGAGCGGGACACAGTAGGTAGCTCTTCGGGGCAGGTTGACCTTGGAGAGTTCTACCTAACACCTAACGCGAACGGGAAGGCACACTTCGACCTGTCCAACGTAATTGAAGGAAGGCTCAACGCTCCCACGACGACATTTCTTGGGGACGTCACCCACCAGACGAATTACAGCGTAGGCGCGGCTCTAAGTACTTTCGACAGGGTTATGCGAGAATATTACGTCGAGCTGTACAGGTACGACTCAAGCGGGAAGAGTTCTCTACAAGATTCCGAGACGGTTGCTGTTTGGGCTGGTGCTGTACAAATCTCTCAAGGGTACGAGCCTGACGCGGAGGCTCCCTACCACTTCACCACGTCCTCAAGCAAGGGCTTTCTTACCAATAGGTACTGGGACAGCTCCACCGACATCGAGGCGACGATGGCTGCCGAAGATCAGGGCGTGTGGTCTGTGGCTATCCCCGACGAGTGGCAAAGCTCACCCTCGAATATTACCGACGCCCGATATACCCTTTACTACCCAGGAGGGTCGGTATCCAAAACTCTAACTAACGTTGTTTTCAACGGTACGACGGTCAACTACAACTATACGACCGGACCCCTTGCCCCCGCTAACGTGCAGGTGTTTTTTGCTGGCTCGTGGACTTCCGACTGGACGCGCTACGAGATAGTTTTCAGGGACAACCTGACGAGCAACATCTCCAACAAGTACATCGTCCATCGTGACTGCCGACCGTACAAGCACGACCCCGTACAGCTCGCATGGACGAACACCGTCGGAGGGTGGGACTACCTCCGCTTCGACGGGCGCAACCTCAAGACGGTGAACAGCGAAACAAAGATGTACCGCAAGACCATCGGCTCGTATGGAGCCGCCGCGTTCGACTTCAACGCATGGGACAGGCAGGACACCCCCTACCACGTCACCGCCCGCGAGCAGTACGCCTTGAGGAACCAGTACTTCACCGCTTCGGAGCGCGACCTCTTGCAGTACGCCTTCCGCTCGAAGAACGTCATGTTCAGGGTGGGCGACGGTAGCTGGCTCCCTTGCAACATCCAGACGAACAGCTACACGATCCAGCCTGCCGCGTCCCAGCTCTTCGACGTCTCCTTCAATATCGAACTCGCACAAGAAATCAGATGCTAAGACTACTGCTCGACGGCAACGAGATGGACTTGTACGAGGACGTCTCCGTTAACCTCACCCTTCAGTTCTCAGACGTTCAGAACGTGAACAGCCCGGCGGGTAGCTTCTCGCAGACTTTCCGTATCCCGGCCACGGCTAACAACCTCGACTACTTCGGAGCCATCGACGACACCACAGCCGTCGACATCGTGAACGTGAAGCAACGCATCCCCGCCCAAATATTGAGCGATACTATCCCTATCCTTTCGGGGTTCTGTCAGGTGAAAGCTATCTACCTCCAGAAGGAGAAGTACGCCGACATCGAGCTCGTATTCTTTGGGGGTACGGTGGACATGAAGAGCGCCATCGGCGACGGCTTTATCTCGGAGCTTGACCTGTCAGCCCTCGACCACGAGGTGAACCGATCGAACATCGAGGACTCGTGGACTATCTCCACAGGCATCGCCCCCTACGTCCGATACGGGTTCGTAGATAAGGGCTTCAATTGGAGCGATACCAACCGCCCTTGGTCTCTTGGTCAGGGCATCTACCAAAACCAGCTCACGCCGTTTGTCTCGGTCTATAGTATCCTCGACGCTATCCTTACCGAGGCGGGCTACACTTGGGAGAGTTCCTTCTTTGTCGACCCAGCCGTGAGTGCCGTACATACGAAGAACATGTACGTCCCTTGTGTCAACGGCTCGCCCTATCCTACCGCACAAGTCATAGAAAAGACGCGATGCGCTGCCATTAACAGCGTGGCCGTATTGGAAAACTCCGGAGGGGTGCAGTCGGGAACCATCGCCTTCGACGACACCATCCTCAACTCTTGGGACTTGGGCGGAAACTTCGACGCCACGACGCACGAGTATACCGCCCCTGTAAGTGGTCGCTATTCCATCAGAATCAAGCGCAGACTAACTCTCGGCAACGCCACGTATTCCAGTCAAATCGTCCTCACCGTACAAGTAGACAGGGGAAGCGGGTTCGTAGATTACAACGACGTCTATACTGGCTTGACCGGCCCGACCCCTAACTGGACGGACGTTAACAGCTCCATCACCTATGACGGGTACGGCAACGGCTCGGTGGGCGTCTTGAGAGACGGTATAGACCTTGCAGCAGGCGACAAGGTGCGAGTGACGTACTACATCAACCAAAGCGGGTTCATCCAAGGAGGCACGACGCTGGGCATAGGCGACGCGACGACTCTCTTCTTTGTCGAGGGGACGAGCCCCGCCAACAGCGAGTTCGACGTCGACATCGCGGCCTCACTTCCAGAGATGAAGCAAATCGACTTCCTCATGGGGCTACAAAAGATGTTTAACCTCGTCTTCGTACCCGACAAGAACAAGCCCAGCCACTTGATCGTGGAGCCGTTCCAAGACTATGTAGCGACAGGGACGCAGAAGGACTGGACTGACAAGGTGGACTATTCCAAGGACTTGACCTTCAAGCCCACCACAGACCTGCAAAAGAAGGAGTACCTCTGGACGTACAAGGCCGGGACGGACTTCATCTCCGACGCTGTACAGAAGTCGCTCGAAAGAACCTACGGCGAGTACAAGGTTCAGGAGCCCGACAACGACTTTGCCAAGGGCAACCTGAAGATAGAGTCAAGCTTTGGGCAGTACATGATGAGCCTCGTAACGGGGGTGGGCGTACCTATGCACCGGAGCCTGAACGCGGAGGGGCAACCCATCGCAAAACCCCTCACCATGATCGCCTACTGGACGGGACTCACCGACAGATTCGACGACTGGTATCTTGAGGACGACCTCTCGTCTCCCGGCACGGTAACGTACACGACCATGCCTATCTTCTCGAACTATGAGAGTAGCTTCCCCACCATCTCCGACAAGGATTTGAACTACGGGATGGAGCAACCGTTCGTACCTATCGAGACCAACCCAGCCAATACCTTGTACTTTGAATATTGGGCACAGTACGTCGCGGAGCTGTACTCTAACGAGGCGCGAATCATGACGTGTAATATGAGGCTCTCCAAGCAGGAGCTCGCCGACTTCGAGTTTTCCGACAACATCTACCTGAAGGATTCGTACTGGAGGGTCTTGAAGATTAACTACGACACCAACGTCGAGGGGACGGCACGGGTGGAGCTTATCAAAATCCTTTCTGACATCGAGATATGCGCAGACATCCCGACAGGATGGAACGACCGCTTCCAGTACATCCTCTTCAACAACTCGACAAGCATTACCCCAGACTTTGGGTCGGAGACTTGCTGTAGAAAATACGGGTACGACTGGATTATCATTAATCCCGGCTATCCCGGTGGCACGTCTCCTATGGGCGTTTGTGTACCTCGACCCACCGTTCTACCCCCTACCACATGAAGCACCCCGACCACATTATGAAGGCTATCGACCTTCTCCAGAACGCCAAGGTGAAGAACACCCTCCCGTGGTGGCTCGTGCCTCTTGACTACTTCCTCGCCTCGGTCATCGTGATCGGGTGGTGGGGAGGTCTCGCCTTTCTCATCTACAAACTCATCTCATGGCTGTAAGCAAACAGGAGGTAAT